ATTCGATCCGTGGATGAGGCACCAGGTAAGGTGCGTTTGATATCTATGGTAGGATTAGTATGGGATTTTATATCCAAATTGTGTACTTTACCCTTTATGAGGGGCTTGGAGAAATGGTATGGTTGCCTTATAGGAACGAGTGTGTGGAGTACTTTTGTTTACACACTTCTAAGAGGAGCTAAGGAACCTGAATTCATGAACTTGGAGGAACATATGCGAGGGGAGACTTTTACCCCTGACGACCCTAAAGATTTTATGTGGGTCATTGCTGATATATCTGCACATGATATGTCATATTCCCCAGTTGGATTATTTGGTTATTTGTTATTTAGACTCTTCTATGTCTCGTTTCCTGATAAACATGTTGAAGAGATATTTAAGGAAATGTTTTCTGTTGAGATGGGAGGAGTTAATGCGAAAGTTGTCCAGTGGTTTGGTGGTTACACCTACATGGTACTTGGACTTATGGCTAGTGGTTGGCTCGGAACATCTCACATTGCTAGTCTAATGACTATATTTTCTACTTATCTCGTACTTCTAGATGTTTTCGGCAGTGCTGTTGGCAGTATTGCTGCTCTTAAGGAACCTAAACTATTCGTATATGGAGATGATTTTGCTCTAAAACTTCCCAAATATTTCTATGATAAAGTGGATGGAGCCACTCAATTAATAATTGCTTCATTCAAAAGACATGGATTGACCATCAAACCTAGTGCTTTCAGCGTCTTCTTTCCTATGAAGAGACACATCAATAGATTATATACTCATATACGCCATGATGAGATTTTAAGCCCTGGTGTCAACATACTTCAACGCTATTTAGTGAAGTACAATGACCGTCATCAGGCTTTGCATCCTGACGCCAAAGAATATGCATACATTATGCCCTGGCGCAATACTTCGTCATACGTCACACGTTTTGCGATGGATGCTAATAACTTCCTTGGTAAACAAGGGAGAAATGATCAACGTAAATTTGATCCGTATGTCATGGCCTATATTAAAAACTATAGTTTGTTGTTGGATGCTGGACCTAATCGAAAGGCTCACAATATGATAAAAGAGATGTTACGAAACATCGAGGCTTACAAACCGGGTACTGCCAAGGCTGCTTACTATGCTGATAGGGGCGCCTTTAACGATATAGGGAAGAAACTTGGACCTAAATCTGAGTTGTGCTTTCCTTATATAACTCAATGTGTTTTTCTTCCTGATAAGAAAAC